ATGAACCGTGCAGGGAAAGCAAAGGCTTTTCTTTCCATGCCAAAAGCACAAAGAAATAAAGTTGTTGATGATTCCATCTCACCTTGGCTGGATAAAGCCTTGCAGGTGGGAGTGGATCCTCTTCTGGAAAAATTACCTGAGCGTTTGACGTTTGGTGATGAAGGAATTAACAGGCCAGAACTAGGAAGCTTCTCAGACCTTACTCCACACAGATTCAATCCTTTCAAAGCGGAAGGGAAATCTACACGTATCGCTAACGCAGTGGATGCGGCAATGGTAGACGCTGCCATTAGTACAGCTTTCTTTGGCATTCGACCGGCTTACATGGGCTTCAAGAAACTTGGTGGATGGTTAGGTGGCATGAAAACAACACCTCCAGGTGCAGCAAGTAGCGTCTATAAAGGAAAGGACGCAGCGACAAAAGAATTATATGAAGATTTTGGAACGGAAACAGGGGAAGAATTGGTGGCAGCTGAAAAAGCACTACAAAAATTTGATCCAGAAGAAGGTATGTTCATTGGAACAAAGGGGCGCGCAATCGTTCCGTGGGGTGGAAAAACTTTCCTCCCTGTAAAAGAAACAGTTCAAATGAATATTCCATTCATTGGAAAAGCATTAACACGTTTGGCAAATTCCAAAGCATTCAACTGGCTAGGGCCTAAATCCAACAGGTCAGATGAGTGGTTACCACCACTGGAAACAATTCCAGGAACAACTCTTCCACGATTTGCTGTATCAGGTAGACCATACATGGATGTTTATATTGCGATGATGTCGCGTGTACCATTTGTTGGTAGACCAATCCAAGCAACACTACAAGTAGCAGGTGAAGCACAAAAAATAAGAATGATGGAAATGATTGGTCGCTTTGCACCGTATGTAGAAACAGCGGAAATGGGAGTGGACTATATTAAACTTGCTAACAAGCAGGCGCAAGGATTCAGGAAAGTGGCGCAGCAATATGATCAACAAATTTTAGACGCTGCAAAATCAGCAGGTGCGATTGTTGATGATGCATCACTGGTTCAAACAGCAAAAAACATTGTCTTTAACAATCAAAAAAGAGGAGCATTAAGTTCTGAATTTTCAAACTTCTTACAGAAAAATATTCTCAAGCCACCGCAAGGATGGACACCTGGCACAACTCTCTTGACACCAGGAAAAAGAACCGTGGGTGACATGTACAAATTAAAACGTCTCATGGATAGTGGCTATGAACGATGGTCTAAGAGTCCAGAGGTTGGATCAATTTATGATGATATTAATTCAATCTACAAAGCATTCGAGACGGACATTGGAAGTCTGAACAACACACCTTTCTCCAATGTGACTAAACTGTGGACGGAATATGAAAATTTCCTTTCCAAAGGAATGCTTATCTGGGGAACAGATGCAGGCAAGCAGTTAGGAAACGTTAAAAGATTTGGATGGAACGTGGCCCTTGAGACACCACAGAAAGCAACGGACATGTCCAAGAACTTATGGAATACGTTAGCGAAATCAACTGACACAGGTGCTTTCGTTGAAAGCAACCTTACGGCATTAAGAAACATCGTGGGTGATAAAGCCTACAACAAAGGACTAGGACACTACCTTGCCAATACTTTTAAAAACTCAATGAAGAATGTGGAAGGTATTGAATACTTTGATTCAAAGGTTATCAGTAAAGCCCTAGGAATAGGACAAGCTGGATCCCCTCTTCAAACACTTTTCAAAAAGGCATTACCTGGCCCAACAGTAACAGAATTTAAAATATTTAATCCTAAAACACGACAAATGGAAAATTGGTATGATGATTTGTGGGGTAAGATTGATCCAAGCATTCCAAAAGATCATATTAAGGCTTACAACAGTCGTCTTCCTACGTACAAGGATTTTGAAAACCTATCAAAGGTTCTCGATCGAACGTTCAAGCATGGCATGCCATCAATGAGCACGTTCCTTGCACGTTCAGCCGTGCTCCAAGGACCAGGAGGTGCGCTTAAGTCAAGTTCACCAATGGGAAATGTAGTGGCGGCGTTAGGAACCGCAGCTGCGGCACAGAGTAGTGCACTGCTGGCATTAGTTCCTTTCTTTGGCATGCGTTTTGCCGGTAGAGTTTTTGCATCCCCTATTACAATGCGTAACTGGACAAATGCAATGGATGATACACTTCCAACACAGATTAGGGTTCGAAACATGTTGCGTTTGTTCCAGGAAATGCCTGATGAATATGAAGAATGGACTGTAACCATACAGGACATGGAAGAAGCCAACAGGAATCAAAACTTAAGAAACCAAAACAAAAATTCAATCAAGGATATTGCTGATACCATTATGAATCAGGCACCCCAAGTACTACAGAATGTGGACCAAATGACACCGGAGGTTTTAAAAAGACCTATTGGTGACTCACTGGGCATTACAGGACGAGAACAGCCAGCTCCTCCAGTGGAATATGATGACAGTACTTATTCCACAGGACAGACAACAGGTTCATCCATCACGAACAGCGGTGTAATGAATTCACAGGCTGCGGGACAATTATATACAGGCAATACAGATGCTGCACTAGCAAGTCAGTACGGAGGAATGAATCAAGGTGGAGTCGTCAGCGACCTCAACCCAGTGATGGGGAACGACGGAAAGTTTACGACACCACAAAAAGGAATACAGGACAATCCTTTCCTTAAACAAGCGAAGGATAAGGGAGTTATATAATGGGAATATCTATAGAAGAAACTAACCCAAATCATTGGCAAGATGCAGCGCAAAGTATGATGTCAGCAGGCATTGGTAGTTTAAGTGGGAATGTTATGGATCCTCCACAGAACTTAAATATTGATCCTGAAGCTAGTGAATGGAATTATAACAAAGCTCAAATAAATATGAATGAACCAGGTGCACACTGGAGTTTGGGAGAAAGTCACAGAATGGATCAAGAAAGAGGACAACAAAACTGGTTCCAAGATGCAGTACCTCTAAGCCATGATACATGGCTGGTTAATAGTTTTAATAGAGAACAACCTATTATGAATACAGGAATTCCGGCAGACAACCAGGGATACAAGGTATGGAATGCTGGTGGTCCTTTTGCAAGTAGTCCTTTTGAAGGGGATTATGCTTTGCCTGGAATACAGTGGCTAGAGCACAAATTATTTGGTGATCCTGATGATAAGCAAGGACCTCCAGTTGATAACGAAGGAAATCTTCTTCCTGGATGGGAACTACACCAGGATGGCTGGCATTATTTTCCACCTAATGAAGAGGAAGGGGGTGGATGGTTGAGTAATCCCTTGGAGGACTTGGAGGATCTTCGTAGACGACGTAGGGAGGATTTTCGTAGACGACGTAGGGAGGATCTTCGTAGACGACATAGAAACCCATTAAATGACCTACTTTTTAAAAGAAGGGTGGAGGATACCCTAAAGTTTCAAATGGATATGTTAATGAATCCTAATAAATTTAATACATCACCAGGTACGGGAGATATAAATCCTATATTTGGTGACCAATACTGGAATATATAATGGAAGGAGAAAAAATGGCACAGAACCGTGAAGATATTATTAAGATTAATGGTGAATTAAAACTGATTAACCAGAAGCTGGACAATCATATTCACCATCTTTCTGAAAAGATTGATACGATCTTCAAGATTGTGTGGACAGTCTCATTCGGAGTGCTGGGTTTAATTCTCAAGGCAATTTATACGGCGATGATGTAATGAACTACGATAAATTATTAGAGTCAGTAAAAAAACACGAAGGGTTCAAGGACCATGTGTATCTGGACTCACTTTCCAAACGCACCGTGGGCTACGGCCACCTCTGCGTGGAGGACCACTGGGAAGACGGAAAAACATACGACCAGGAATATCTGGAAGACATACTAGAAAAAGATTTACAGTCAGCAATTGATCAGACACATGACATGTGTAAGGACCTAAAGATTTCAGATGATGCGAAGACTATTATCTGTGAAATGATTTTTCAGCTTGGGGGGAGAGGAGTTTCCAAGTTTAGAAAAATGTGGGTGGCGCTTCAAGAGGATCCACCAAATTATTTTGAAGCGCACGTCCAAATGCTGGATTCAAAATGGGCCAAACAGACATCTGCGCGCGCCCATGAGATGGCAGAACAAATGCAGAACGCAGGATAAGATATGGAAGATATAGATTCAAAATTAAATCAACTACAGGATTTTCTCAATCAGGATTTAATCACGCAGGAAGATTTTGATAAAAAATACTCTAGTTTATATGATAGATTCACGACTGAAACCACTCCGGCCATGAAAAGTTACGCTGAATATCAACAAATGAGAGATGAGCTTATTAATAATATTATACCTATGTTTAATAAATCGGCAGCCGATGTTGGAAACATAGATCCAATTGGAACTGATACTTTGGGAGAAATGAAGGAGTATGTAAATTCCATTACAGGACCGGAACTGGAGAAGGTTTACAATAAAATGGTAAAGACTCTAACTCTAAATACGCAGTGGGGTGAACTTTCTCGACCGTGGGTTAATCCAAAAGGAATTGAGACAATTATTGCTGAAGGTAAAGGATTGACGGAAGCACAATTAATGCCCGACTTATGGACAGCTTTACGTAAAGCACCGGGTGATATGATTAAACCACCGATGTTTGAAACCTATGATACAAACCAGCCATGGAAACCACATCTGAATTTAACCCCAAGGTATTTAACTGAATTAACGGGCAATTACTCTAATATACATGAAACACCTCTATTCAATGATGATAGAGTTGATGTAGGATATAGTAATATGGACCAAATCCACCATCCCACAAATGAATCAAATATTGGAAATTGGACACCAAAACCTCAAGGACCTCCAGGACAACCAATTAATGGTCCTCATATTGGATATGAGTCCAGTGGAATCACATCACTACAACCAAACCCACACGGAGGATGGTAATGTACGGAATACTTAGTCAACTAGCTAAAAAAATGGGACGCCCAGCAATGAAGCGTGTCCTTAATATTATTAAACAGTACCCAGAAGCACGTCCTGTTAGAAATCTAAAAGCAAAAGGTCTTCCTTACTCTGGTCCCACAGAAGAATCACGACTTGGTGCTGCGGAAGGTTTGGCGGAAGGCGCATCACGTTGGCTGGATCCACATCCAGGGACCTTCATGAACTATGTTCGCGGAAAGGTGAACAATGACCCGCAAAGATTTAAAAAAGTTTCGGATTTCTTCCGTGCCAATCCAGATAAAAGAAAAACAATGGATGACTGGTACCAGGAGATGGGATCCGAAGGATGGTGGGGTCGAAAATTTCTTGATGACATGATTGATGAGGCGGAGACAACTTCGATGTCACTTGAAGATCTCGCGGCAGCTGAGCTCTCACGTGTCGGTAAAAAACCCTATTCAACATCAGGAATCAACCGTTACCTAACCAAAGAGTATAAAGACTTGCTGGGTGAGTAATGTTCAAGGGTATTTTACAATTATTTGCTAAAGAAGCTCTTAAAGATCCTTTTGGAGTTAAAAAAAGACTTCCTGCTCTTATGGAATTAATAACTGGAACCACAGGATATCATACAAAAAGAAAAATTGACCCCACGGAATTTGTAGAAATGCCAAAATGGGTATGGGATAGTGCATCAAGTAAGATGGTTAAAAAAGGAACACAAAAAGTGTACCCCAATAAAAAATGGTCCTACATGATGCACGAACCTAAACGTAAAACAACTAAGGAATTATGGAGGGGGGAAACAATACACCCCGATGAACAATATATATCTAAAGCCGGTATTGAACATGCTGAGCCAGGAAGTTGGTATTCTCCCAACGTTCTTGAATCAATGAATTATGCGGTAAGGCCTTGGAAAGGGGGGATGGGAAATGAAATTACAAATCCAGGAATTCTTAGAAATATAAAAAGCAGTGACATACATAAAGTAGATCCTAATTTTAATGTTGAAAGAGGAAAAATTCTTGATCATATTAATCTTCCACCGAATCTTCAGGAACTTTCTCATATTTCACTTATACCCACTCTGATTGCGAGATTAAGAGGAGCCGGTCTTAAAGAAGCGCATATCTTAAGTACGATAAAAGAAATTTTGAAAAAGAAAAAACCTTCGGGAGCAGCAGACTGGAAGTTTTACAAGAGGGGAGGAATTGCTTCCCTTTAAAAGCTTTGTGTGGTATAATACCACGTGCAAATAATTAAGAAATATAATTACGCAGAACTTACACGACAGGATGGAGATGCAAGGTTATACCTTACACCCGATGGTGAAAGCTTACCGTCCGTTACAACGGTGTTAAATAAAACAAAAGATAAAGCGTTTTTAAAAAAATGGCGTGCCCGTGTAGGAGAGGCTGCTGCAGAGAAAATCATCAAGGATTCTGCCCAGATTGGAACCGCGCTCCACCTATATATAGAACGTTTAGTGAACGGAGAACAATACAAGGATCTTACCAAAATAGGCATACAGGCCGAGAAAATGGCAAAAAAGATTGTTGAGGAAGCCTTCAAGGACATTACGGAAATATGGGGATCGGAAGTGCACCTTTATTATCCTGGCAAATATGCGGGGACCACGGACATGATTGGCGTCTACAAAGGACGCCCTACAATTATTGATTTCAAGCAGACTAACAGGCCCAAGAAGCGTGAATGGATACAAGATTACTTAATGCAGCTTTCAGCATACGCCATGGCCCATAACAAACTCTTTGGAACGGACATAGACCAGGGTGTCATTCTCATGTGTTCACGTGATTTGACATTTCAGCGTTTTGAATTGCTTGGTGAAAAGTTTAACCGTGCAGGTGATACCTTCATGAAAAAACTTGATTTTTATTTAGATTCCCTTATATAATACATACAGGATGCCATAATGGGTCCTACAATCTTGCTTTAATAGGAGGTTTATATGAATGAATTAGAGCTAATACGTAACCATTTTCTTGGTTTTCACAATAACTTTTTTGATGATTTCAGAAGAGTATCAACTTATCCACCCTACAATATAAAAGAAAAAGATGACATTGGTGTCATTGAATTTGCTGTAGCCGGGTTCGCTGAGAAAGATCTGAAAGTTGAGGTAAAAGATCAAACCTTGCATGTTTATGGATGCAAGGAAGAAAAAAAGTCAGAGGACTTTTATCATAAAGGAATATCGGATAGAACTTTCCAAAAAAGCTTCAGGCTTCATGAACACATTGTTATTAATGGAGCAGAATTAAAAGATGGTCTTTTAAAAGTGGCATATCATAGAGAAGTGCCGGAATCCGAAAAACCACAACAAATAAAAATTAAATCCAAGTAGAAAGTTCTTCACCGCTAATTTCTTTAGCGATGTTAACTTTATTCCGAAGGGACTTAATGATTTTATCATCCACAGTCCCTTTGGCTACTAGATCTATATAGAGTACCGCATTCTTTTGCCCTATACGATGGGCACGGTCTTCTGACTGAATTCTTTTTTCCAAATCATAATTGTTTGAATAATAAATCACTGTGCTTGCAGCAGTTAATGTGATTCCATAGCCACCCGTCTGGGTGTTTCCTATAAAGAAACGTATGGAAGTCTTTCCCTGGAAAGCATTAATGCACGTTTGCCGGTCTTCTTGAAGTGTGGCACCATAATAAGTACAACAAGAACTGGAGCCATATTCTTCTGAAATGGCTTTTTCTATTCGTTTAATGTCGTGGATATAGTTGGCCCAGATAATTACTTTCCCTGTCGTCTCCCCTAGAATCTGCATCAATTCATCAAGTCTATTATTTTTAAGGTCCAGTGTGTCACCACCATCCGTTTTCATATGCCCACATGTTATCTGGTGCAATCTAATTAATTGTGTCAAAACATTGACAGCTGTAAGTGAATGCCCTTGTAGTACAGCCATAGCATTTGATTTCATGTCCTTGTATGCCACTTGCTGTTCATCCGTTAATTCTACTTCCCGTCTTGTATATACCTTATCTGGTAGGTCAAGGCAGTCTTTCTTCAATATACGGTATGAGTGTGGTGATACAAGTTGCCCTAATTGTGACAAATTCTTAAATTTTACAATCTTCTGGTACTTGTGTGTTCCACCTGCGGCATTCGCTGTAATGACCACGGCGTACCGGGTTCTAAAGGCATAATAACTTTGTTGACCCAGTATTTCTGGATCAAGGAAATCCATCTGTGCCCACAGATCCATGGGGGATTGTGTCACTGGCGATCCCGTCATTATACGTCTGTACTTAGTCTCTTTAGCGAGTGATAAAATATTCTTTGTTCTTTTTGCTTGGGGATTTTTAATGGTTGTGCTTTCATCCACAATCATCATCGCTTTACCAATTAAAAATAATTTGGCAAATTCCAATCCTTTTTTAGTGGAAAATGCTTCCACGTTCATGACCATAATTTTTAATCTATAGTCATTCAAATCCATTATGTTTTTTAATTGTGCTCTGTATTTCGCACTCGTGGATGGTTTCCATGCCAATACATTCTTTTCAATGTAGTCAGGAACATGGGTAGGAATTTCCAAATCTACCCAGTTCATATACGCACCTTTAGGGGCAACCACTAGTAAGCGGTCTATTTTGCCTCGAT